GTACGGAAGTAAGCCATGGCCAGGACGTTTCTCTCAGGTTGGTTTACACGCACCGTGTCGAATACCCCGTAAAGCATGTAGACTAACGTGTTTTCATCCATGGGGTCCATTTCTAAGTTAATTACCATGCTATGTGAGTTGTTAGTATACATGGGGTTCTGACCTAGATCAGTTAGTTCTCCCATATACATAAAGTCTGAGCTGAATGGTATGGTCCACAAGTAATTATCGCATAGGAACTTCCTATAGTTTAGAATTTTTTCTACGGGCAAACTTTCTTTACCGATAAGCGGATATGGCCAGTTAGATGGCCATAATTGTCCTTGACGTTTATTGAACGGCGCACCGGCTCGGTCGGCTACCATGCCAGAGTTATTTCTTATTTTATTTTGTTCGTCTTGGTATGTCTGGTTGGGCTCTGGTGTGTAAGTAACCAGATCGAAGGTGTCCGTGTTATTGAAATCTGGTCCTTGCATAGACATAGGATCGAAATTACGCAGAAAGTCATAGTGGAAGTAATGACGATCCGGCCAGAACCTATAACCGTTGTACACATAGTTGTAGTTGGTAGCCATCTGAACGAGAAACCAGTCTTTAGTAATGGTGCTCTGGCTCATACCGTAACCTTCAGCATCGGCAGCCGGAGAGCGTTTAATTTCGAACATATTCGGAGTAAGCATCCTGTCGTTTCCTGGCCAGTTGATGGAGGTGTCAAATAGGATGCTCATATTTCGGAAAGTGTGATTCAAGTAGAACGTTCCATCTTGATATGGAATAGAGCCAGAGTATCTAAAGTTGATGTCGTACTGAGCCCCCTGTTGTGGTGTTTCTTCTGCCTTGAGACGCGTAAAGGACCATCCTCTCATCCCTTCCCAAGTTCTCGCGGGAACGTTAATTGTCAGAACGGTGGATTGAGCGGGAACGCTATACAGAGCGCTTTTGGCACCGAGATAGTCAGCGAATGTTTGGTCGTTGACAGCGTTGCGCATCATTAATTCTAGTTGATTGCTCGTATTATGATCCATAGGCATGAAAGAGGCCATGAGGTTAACCTCTTGATACACAATTCTGGCTCCGTCCAAACGCAAATCATTACCTAATGTGGACTGTAGTACCATATTTGGATCTTTGCGCAACACCCATTCGTATGTATACGTGCCCGGGAGTAAGAGTAGACTTTTGATCGCGAAATACTTCTGAGGAACTTGAATGTGGAATTGGCAGTAACGGGAATTACCCAAGAGTTGAGATCTATATTTCAGACCCCAGTTACGGT